TTACGCATTGTTTTATATACACCTGTACACAAACGCTTCATACCAGTTTCTGCAAATCGCCTAGCAATATGCTGAATACGTTTCTGAGATGCTGATTGAACTGCTGCTAACTTTTGCTCACTGTTACCAGACACGTACAAGGAATCATTAAGACCTTGTGCAGCCTTGGACATACCAGTTGCTTGCTCTTTAATAGTTTGCAAGTGTGCTAGTAGTGGTACAGTGCCTGTACTTATCGCTTCAGGTGGAAGGGATGAGACAGCCCCATTAGGGTTACCATTTGTAGGTATGATTTGTTTTGGCTTCATGTTTTGAAGTGCAGAAAAATCTACAACATTTGGGTCAGCAAGTTTAGGTGAGTAGTTTGTTAAGTATGTATTTTCAACAAACCCCCGCAAGATTGCGGTAGATGCAAGTGTAGAGGATCGTGTGAAGTCTGCAATAGATAAACCATAAAATTCATATGGGATATCAATTGGTGATAGACAAGCAAGAGGAATCATATCGATGTCTTGTTCGTATAATATTGTAGTTCCAGCTGAGATGATATGCTTAAGTTCAGCAACACCATCCCCATCTCTGTCAACATTAATCCAACACTCTGTGATTGTGACTTCTCGATTGGCTTCTAGTTCAGTAACGTCTTCTGACATACCCTGAAGGTAGCTTTGACCTGTTACCAACTTTCTTGCCGCAGCATCTTGACCATAGCTACCATAGCCATCCCACATACTATCGTCACCCAGTTCATCCCATTCATCTTCGCCAATGCTATCAGCAACATCAGGCCACATCTTACGGATCTCTGAACGAGTCAGTATTGTTTGGATACCTACGAAACTTGAATCATCAATACTCTTAGCATCGCGTGATATTCTGAAAGCTTCTGGTGGTATGTTCTCAATCTTAACACGAGAGTTATCATTCTTCCTGCGAATACGAACATCTACATAAACTAACTCAGCGTCTTGTTCACCTGTCTCCAAGTTTAACTCTCCTAGATCATTTTCATATTCTAGGTTACCAATGATTTCAACTCCTTCTTCAGCAAGGAGGATATCTAATTGACCTTGAGATATCTTTTCATACTCTTCAAACTCATAATCAAAACCTTCTACGTAATCCCAACGGATAATACCATTCTTCCACAATAGTGCGCTTTTTATCCATGTTTGGATTAATTCCCACCCATTATTCTGTTTAAATATAGCATAATTTGTAAGCATAGATGCGTCTTTAGCACTTTTAAAAGATCCGGGATTGTTATCATATGGTGTAAATTTAGCCAGCTTTCCGTTGTTTAAGAACAGATCGGAGAGTATTGCTGTGTATGCCTCAATGGTTTCAGTGGTTGACGTATCAACAATACTTGAAACACCTTGAGGAGCAAGGTGATCTACAGCAACCCCCGCGTATTCGTAAGTAGAACGCTGACGCTCTAGTGTCATGTCAGATGAGTTTAACCACTCACCTGTAGATCCTGTGATTCCATACTCAATCAAGTTGATTAAGCTTTCATCAGAGACCTTTTCTTTGTATCCATTTTTTTTCATTATACTGAACCCCTGCCTGTAAGTATCTTCTTTGTTTCCTCTAAGTTGGTATAATCATAATCTTTATTACCAGCCTTAACAGGAGATGTTTCTTTCTTTTTAGGTTTAGGTTCTTTTTTTGATTCTAAGCTATTTTCTATAAAGCGCATAGTTCCCTCCGTGGGTCTAACTAACTAACTTGGGACTATGCCCTATTATTATAATTTGTAAATAGAGACCCCTTCTTCTATGAGAGGGGGCCTCTATTAGACGCCTGCCCAGTGTTCAGCTGTAGTTGGTTGATACCCAGACTACACGGTAGCGAAATTCCATCTGCAAAACAACGTAACGAGTGAGGTCATGAGACCTCGTGGCGTAGCACTTTACGTTAGTGCCAGACGATTTTTAACATTCACACTTAGTGCAAGGGCACTCACGATTCAACACTGCGCACATGATGCGTTTAATGTATTTCCTCATGATGCTTTCTTCTTAGCTGTGGGTGATAAGTCTTTTTTGTGGAATACAAATCTGCTACTCGCTGTGTGCTTAGCACCAGACATCATCTTACCTTTTGCATCCTTATGTGTTGGTCCTTTACATTCTGTTCCATCTTTGTAGTAATGCTTTGTTCCTGCAGCCATTTTAATCTCCTTGTCGTTTACCTTTTAAGTAGTTAGGTGTATGGTTATCAGTATACTTATTTGCTAATTTTTCAAGCCAATCAATTAATTTAATCATAAATTAGTTACCTCTTGATAATAGAAATTGTATTTTAAGTTGCATACGAGCCATTTCTAATTCAATAGCCCTAACCCTTTTAATATTTTCCTGAACAGATGCTGGTGGTTTCCACGCACTTATCCAATTGTAATTCTTTTTTACGCCTGTAATTGTCTGCTCTTGAGTGTTCTCAATAAAAGACAATCGCTCCATTATACCAAAGTAGGCCCAAACAGCTACCGCTGTACCTGCTATAAGACCCAATAAGTTTTTTAAGGGTATTGTAAATTCAGAGCTGTCATTTAATTTGTTAGCCATTATACTTCCCCCCTGTTTAATTAGTTGGTGGTTTACCTGCCGCGACCACCAGCGCGTTATGAGGACAATGCAGGAATCTTTATTCTCTATAAGGAACTTAGAGAATCCTATGCATAACCATAGCTTACTTCTAATTCTTCCTCACAGTGATTTATATAAACCATGTGTGATGGTATCTTACCTTCAAGCCAATACTCTAATATAGCCTCGTAGAATATGTCTTCTTTGTCTTCTTTCATATCCAGTTTGTATTGTCTGGTTCCCAATCCGAGATCCTTTCTTTCCATGATATGTTCCTTGTGTTTAGTCGATCCCAATGTGTTCGTAATACTTCAGCACCAATAGCAAGGGCAATAACAGTATCATCGCAACATCCCGGAGCGGCTTCAGTTTTACCACTTGCAGTGGAGATGTAATCCTTAAGTTCCCTAATGAGTATAGGTGAGGGTATCATAATATCCTCATTGTCAATTAGATTCTTTAGGTTACCTATGATGACTGGTTTAGATGCAGATGTTGTTCTAAATCCCAGACGAAGACCCTCTTCATTAGACACATTAGCCATCTTGGTTTGTTTATACAAGTTAAGATAGCCCATCTGTTCTAGCTTCTGTAGAGTTGCAATACCCATAGAATTAGACTCAACAGCTAAGAATGCATTGTTATAATACCTACCTAGATAAAATAGCAACTCACCCCACATACTTGGGTCAATCCTATTGTTACGATACACAGCTACAATTTCATATTTATTATTCATAACCACTGCAGCACTGTAGTCTTGACCTACCCCCAAGGATACATCTGCACCTATGACATATGGTTCTTCCCACTTAGGGAAATCATATATGCCTAAGTTACCTTCTCTGTTTTCATCAAACATCTTACTTGCTGGGTCCCAATCGCTACGCCTTTGCTCTGGCCTAGGGATTAGAGAGTTTAGTTTTTCAATATTAAAAACATTAGCTCCAGACACAATGAATGCTTCGTCAGCAGTGGCAGGATATTCCTGTTGGAACTTCAACTTACCACCTTCAGCAATCTTCAGACGCCTCCAGTACAATTGATCAACATTTAACCCATAGTTATCTACTATCTCTTCTTCTTCAATTGTCAACTCCATACCTTCAGGTGCTGTACGTTTGTATTCAGGGGTTATAAACCAAGGTAGGAAAATAGGTAGATACTCATTTTCACCAGCTACAGCCCCCTTCCAGAGCCTGTAGAACTCTCCTTGTGCACCATTAGCAGTTGATTCTAGTATAACCTCCGTTCCTGAAGATTGGGAGATCCCTTGGAATAAACCAGCAAGGATCTTTTCGTCGTGGGTCCAGAAGGCGATCTCCGAAAGATGTGCGATTGTTGGGGTTGTGCCTCGTCCGGCTTCAGGCGAACCAGCAGTGTAAAGACGATAAGAGCCAACAGCGTCCCTATCTTTGTAAGCAGGAGAATTAATTTTAATTTCTTTAGCATTAGAGGTGATCTCATTTGGTACTAAGTCCCCCTCCATATTCCTAATTAAGTTCTTTGACATACTGAATAGTGCATCGGATGTAGCAGAGTCATGTGCCATAACCACAGAACGGGAGTGGGGAGAGAAGTATGATTTCCAAAAGACCCTACCAGCACAGTACGTAGAGATACCCTGCTGTCTAGCCTTTAGTATAATAGCCCTAACCCTACCTGTTTCCCTATACTGCTTATCCAGTGCCTCTGTAATACGTTTCTGACACTCATTGAACTCAAAGGGTATAAACCCTAAACTAGTATCCTTAGTTATTATTTTTATTTGTTCTTTGGCAAAGGAAGAGAAGTCCCCCTCGTACCCCTTAAGCTTATTACGCTTCTCTTTCTCTTTGATAAGGAGCGATATCTCTTTATTGTTCATAGTAAATCCTCTATTGTCCCTATAAGGGACTTAGAAATATCTGTAATATTTTTATGATTGGTGGGGAATCTGTGAGGATTTGGGGGTACCCTCAGTATTGTTAGGGGGAAGCTGAGAGAAAGCCTAAGAAAACCTATTTATTCTCTTATACCCCTCTTTTCTTTTGGTACCCCCCTATTCTCTTAGAGGCTCTCTCAGTAGGTTACACTCTTAGGGGTACTGTGAGAGACCCCTGAGGTCTTATGGGTACTGAGAGAGGCTCTAAGAGGCTGTGTTGCATAGGTACTAGCGTGATTAGTGGTGTACTGTAAGAGACTGTAAGAGGTACTGGCAGGATGGTATCATTCTCTAAGTTCCTTATAGGGAGAGCTCTCTCCAGTCCCTCCCTTAGGTTACTATATATACCTATCTATCTTATAGTACTCTCTTAGATCTATAAGTCTCCATCAGATTAGACACATACATAGTATCTCTTGGTGTCTTGTAGGTCTTGTAGTCTCATGTAGTGGTGTGTGTGACTAGTCAGCAATCTGTCCACAGGGGCCAGATTTAGAAAGAATAAGATATCTAGAAAGGATATGACAAATGTTAGAACTTACAATACTTATGGGTTGCTTCGGCTTCTCTGTTGCTTGGTGCCTATTCTTATATGTACCTTTAGATTAATCAAAACTCTTGAAAGGAGTTCACTATGATACCGAGTATAATACTATTCTTCGCCTGTGTATTTATGTACATTGATGTAATAACTCAAAGAGAAGAAAGCAGAAAGAAATGATACACTTATGTAAACCATCACCTATCACTGGTGAAAGTACCTGCAGAACATTCGATATGGATCAAATGGTATTCGATGATTGCTATGTTTCATGGTCAGAAGGCGCACTAATACAGGATGCCTTTCCTATGCTTAATGCAGACGAGCGTGAGTTCCTTATGACAGGGATGACTATCGCTGATTGGGATAAAATCTGGGCATAATAAATAGATTAAACTAGCAAGGGCAATCAAGGTTGCCTTTCGTAGTATAATTTAACAACTCTTGAAAGGAGTTCACTATGAATATCGCTGAAACAATTACACATTTAAGAGCAGCAAAGAAAGCTCTCAAAGAAGCTACAGAGCGAGTTAATATGTGTCATAGGACTATCAATGGTCTCTTAGACAAAATGCCTCACAATATAGATCACATATATGATGACTTCTATAAATTCTGTGATAACTCACATTCCTTCAGCCTCTTCACGATATCTCTTATAAGTGAAGACTTTGAAGATATCAGAGATCCAGATGAAGTAATGGAAGACATCGAAGAAGCTGTTAACTTAGCTGGTAATGAAAAGCGTTTAGACTTTGATTCCCAAGATGAGTTTAATCAAGAATCATTAGCTAGATGCAATGCTTACCTTGCAGTGCGAGATAGGTGGATGATCGAAGTATGTAATGCAATAGAGAACCAATAGATTAAACTAGCAAAGGCAGTTGCGATTGCCTTTCGTAGTATAATTTAACAACTCTTGAAAGGAGTTCAAATGACTAAAGCTAATAAAATGCACAGGATGCACATGAAGATCGAAAGCATAAACTCTGATAAGAAACACACTTTAGAGTATAAACTGACAGATGACGACTTGTCCAACATAAGTGCAATAATAGCTGGGTGGTTAGAAGCTAGTTACCTTGTTGTGAGTATGGATCTAACTAAAGATTATTATAAAGGAGAGACAGTATGATTAGTAGGCGTAAACATGAACAGAAAGCCTATAGACGAGGTTTCGCTATGGGTATGGTCTTAACACTGGCACTATTCAGCTACACCATTACAGAGACAGCGTTAGCTATCTTATGGTGGGCTGTAGCATGAACAGGATCAGGTTGGCTGTAAGTCGTGGGTATGAGCTCTCAATCATACAAGAAGATGGTGCAACTAGGGTCGAGTGTGCTCTAGTGGGAAAGGATGGTAACATACTGCCATTCTCAGCCTCTAATGGTGAACGTGAAGAAGATGTTCATCCTAATCTAGGTCTTGTTCAACTCATAGCTATAATGGCTAGAGTTAACAATAAAGTAAATTGGATTAAACTAGAGGAGACTATAGATAATGAATTCAATTCCAGATACAGTAACTAAAAAGGAGCTGTTCATGTGGCAAGCTCCTAGTTTTAACTTTGACCTAGATGCTGATCAACTGTTAAAGAAAGCCTTAAAGGTAGGTTTTGTAACTAAAGTCAGCGAAGATCAATATTTAATTAATGAAAACTATATATCTAAATACGTATAACTCACTAGAAAGGTGGATAGAATGATAAACAACAAAGCACAGGCAATAGCAGACACACTGCGTAAGTATCCTCTAATGGATAAAGCCACAGCCACATACTATGTAGAAGAAGTATTGGGTTACTATAAATGCTAGGGTTCTTAATAATAACAGCGTGTCTGGTCGGTGTGATCTGGTACGCTTGGCACTGGATACAAGTGCTGGAAGGTAAATAATAAAAGTAAGGAATTTCCCCACAGGGGGAAAATTTAAAAAGACAGAATACCTGTCCCTCAGTCCATAGAAAAGGAAATCATTATGGAAAAGCCTCGGAACTTCGTAGTATCAAATGTTGAACTTAACTGGGCACGTTTGACTACACCACAGTCACCTTTCGGAACCTCACAGTATGAGATCCAAATCGCTACTGAAGACACTACACAAGCTGAAGAGCTCATTGCTAATCATATCGCCATGAAAGAAAAAGATGGCAAGTGGGTAGCATCGCTTAAGCGTAAAGAATTCAAAGCCAACGGCGAGTCCAATGGTAAGGTTCGTGTTGTCGATGGTAACAAACAACCACTTGACGCATCAACTATCGGCAATGGTTCTGTCGGTAATATCATCTTGTTCCAAATGCCTTATGATCGGGCTGGACGACAGGGTATCATGAGCTCACTGACAGCAGTCCAAGTCACTGATCTTGTTGAGTTCTCTGGTTCTAACTCTGTTGACTTCGAGATGGTCGGTGGTATGGAACCAGTTGCGGCAACTTCTGTTAAAGAAGATGCTGACGATCTGTTCTAGATTGTTGCCTGTGCTGGACATCACTTTAAACTGTCTGCCTCATAACAAATCTAGGAGATCAAGATGATTACTTCAATTCTAATCGGGTTTGCCAAAATCGGTATGGCACTCGGTCTAACAGTAGCCGCAATAGAAGTCACAACTAATATTGTATCTATGTTCTAAAAGACATTTTTCCTCGAAATGCAAGAGCTGAGCAACTCTATAAACTGCTTATTTATTATTGTGAGTAGTCATCTAAGTACTTGTAGACCACATCCCAGTAGGGTTATGCTTCCAATAGGAAGATAGAACGTAGGTATCACACAAGATGTTCTGGCTACTCTCAATAGTAAATTCCCACTGCAGGGAGAATGAGATACGTAAGGTATCAGTTCAATGCAGATGACAACCAGAGCTGAGCAACTCTATAAACTGTTCAAACTTAAATTTTTTAAATTGAATCCCTAAAGGGATATTATTTTTTCTAAGTGTTTCAAAGATCCAAGAGGATCTATAAAATACTTATTGATTCGCCCACAAGGGGCGAATTTTAAAAGATTGAATCCCTAAAGGGATACTTTCTTAGTGAAAAAATCTAAGAGATCCTCAAGGGGATCTCAAAGATTTTTTTGGGTAGAACTGCAGTTCACCGACAAAAGGCAATAATGAGGCAAATATAATAACAATACTATTCGGAGTATACATAGCCGCATATATACTAATAGCGGCTTATAGAAAATCACATTAACTTAATTAGTCAGGAAAGGCTAACATCATGACAACAGTAAATCCAATCGGTCGTAACAATCTGCAATTTCGTCGCACCACAAAGCGGTATGGTAAACCAATCGGCTCATTCTCTAGTCACCAAG